TCTTACACATTTCTTGTAAATGTTTGCTTACGTCACAAGCTCCTATTAAACTTCTGTCATGCCACTTTTTAACAAAGACAAAGAAACAGTAATTGAAACCAATGCCGAAGTCGAAACCGTAAACGTGAATGACCTCGTTGTTCACCCAGCGAATCCGAGAGTCGGTAACATAGATGCAATAAAACGAAGCATAGAAACCAACGGTTGGTGGGGTACGCTTGTAGCTCAGAAAACAACCAAGCATGTTCTAGCTGGTAACCATCGACTCATAGCGGCGAAGGAACTTGGTTTGGAAACAGTGCCAGTGTATTGGGTAGATGTAGATGACCAACACGCTTTGCGAATACTGCTCGCTGATAACCGCACATCTGATCTCGGTGACTACAATGACGGCGTTCTCGCAACATTACTGCATGAGTTCTCAGCCGATGACGAATTATTGCAAGGCATGGGTTACGACTACGGCTATGTTGAAGACCTACTGCGACTCGTTAATGGTTTACAAGATGACGGCACTGACCAGTTCGAAGAATGGACAGATATGCCAGAGTTCGAACAAGAAGACAAAATGTCGGCGTTCAGAACCGTAATACATTTCGCCACTGAAAAAGACGCAGACGACTTCTTCGAACTCATTGAAAGAACAAAGCAATCGAACATGTGGTATCCGGAACATGACGGACATACAGGGGCTGACCCAGACCATCATTACGTTAATGTAACCGACTAACACATGACCACGAAGCCTCGTTTTCCGATATACATACCATCGAAGTCAAGAGCAGACACCGCCAAAACACCTTCAGAACTTGACCGCATCGGTGTGCCGTACAGAATCATTGTTGAAGAACAACAGTATGACTCATACCGAGAAAACTACAGCGAAGATAAACTGTTGATACTGGACAAAACTTTTCAGGACGAATACGAAACCCTTGACGAACTCGGAGATACCATATCAAAGGGTGCTGGTCCTGCACGCAACTTTGCATGGCAACATTCCATCGATGAGGGACACAAATGGCACTGGGTAATGGACGATAACATTAGAATATTTGCGCGACTTCACAAGAATAAGAAACTGCGAGTCGGTGACGGCACCATGTTTTATGCGATGGAAGATTTCGGTTTGCGCTATACAAACATAGGAACGCTAGGTCCACATTATTGGATGTTCGCCCCAAGCAGAACGAAAAGACCGCCGTTCATCGTGGGAACAAGGGTCTACTCATGCAACCTTATCCGAAATGATCTACCGATGAGATGGCGTGGCAGACACAACGAGGACACAATCTTAAGCCTCGATATGTTAAAGAAAGGCTGGGCAACAATACAATTCTATGCGTTCATACAAGACAAACTAACAACTCACTTGATGAAAGGAGGAAACACCGAAGCATTCTACGCAGATCAACCAGACCGCTATCGAAACACAAGAATGCTATACAACGCACACCCAGATGTAACCCGAATAGTACAGCGCTATGGAAGAATCCATCACCACGTTGATTACGGCAAATGGAGAGGCATGAAACTTATCAAAGACCCAAACTACAAACCACCAGACAAGAATCCCTACAATCTACAACTCGTCAAACGACCAAAACACGAAATTTCCACCTCTGAACACTAGCCTCTGAACATTTTATGATTGAACGTATTTATATTCCGACTATTAAAAGACCGAAACTGCAGGTCACATACCAAAATTTGCCATCTGAACTGCAAGAACGTGTTGTTATGGTTATCGATGGTTCAGAAAGGGACTTGTATGAGTATGACTGCGAGTATTTAGAACTGCCAGAATCCATTATCGGTGAATACACACAGCTGGCTTTGACTCGCAAATACATTCATGAACACGCTGGCAAAATGAAATATGTAATGGCTGATGATGATTTACAAATTTACAAACGCAACAACAAATACTTTGGCGGCGAAGATGATATGGAAAACTCCCAAACTTTGGCTACACATACGGAAATAAGTGATTTATTTGATACGGCTTCTGAATACTTAGATGAGAAACACATGGGTGTTGTGGGTATAAATGATGGGGTTTCTTTTATTGAGGTAACAGATAATTACTCGGTTGGTGTTTTCAATTTCTTGTTCTGCGATGGGCAGAAGATTGGCACAATACTTGACCAGATTGATACCAGCACAAGAGTCGCTGAAGATATTATGTTTATGTTTACCTGCCTAACTAATGGAATTAATACACGTAGGTTAAATACATATCGATTTATAAATAGAAGTGAACGCAAAGAATATGAGAACATAAGACCAGTATGGGAAGGGCTATTCACTGACGAAATGCCAGAGGATTATTTTCAGACACTCGAACATTACAACGCATTAATAAAAGTCAAAGAAAAGTTCCCCAAGTTCATTGATATTTATGAGAAAGACGGCAGGGTAAAGAACACGAAACATTGGAAAAAAGCCTACGAATACGGTAGAACTAAAAGAGATGTAACAGAAACGCAACATTACCTAGAGAGTATCCGAAATGGCTAAAGGTCAATCCCCAGCACTAAGCCCCGAAACAGCAGAACGCTACCGCCGTGTTGTTCAACTGCGAGCCGCTGGGTTTACCTTTGACCGTATTGCTTCTGAACTAGGGTACGCATCAAGGTCAGGCGCAAAGGAAGCCTACGATGCGGCAATAAAATCATGGGGTAGGGAAGAAGTTAATGATCTTCGAGTGCTAGAGGGTGAACGGATAGACGAATTATGGAGACGAACTTATCAACGACTGTTATCGGGGGAACAAGAACAGCTTGAAACACACGAATTTGTACAGTTAATGAATACAGCGGTGCGGTTATCGAAACGGCGAAGTGAACTGTTTGGTTTAGATGCACCGAAATCGCTTGAGGTATCTGGTTTGGCTGGTGACCCAATCGAGACAGATGTTGGTTTACTATTAAAGGCGCGCCTTGAACAGATCGAGAACGCACAACAATCAATGGAACTTGCAGAATGAATACAGAAGTCAAAGTAAATCTGAACACCAACAAACATAAATTTGTGAACGGCAACCTCTTACAGTTATGCCCTCCAGATATAAATGAGAATGAATGGAATTTGTTTATTCAAGAGATGGAGAACGCTAACAATTATCAAATACAAGATAACCCAGTACAGATTGATCTTGAACTCAACAGCGATTGCAATATGGCGTGTCCTTTCTGCCGACACGGTTACGAAGAAGTACCAAAGGTATATGCGGACATCAATAGGTACAAGAAATTAATTAACGAAGCAGTCCAGTTTGGTGTTAAAAGCCTAAAATTAAATTACATCAATGAACCGTTGTTAAATCGTGACCTTGAAGAAATTATTGCTTACGCAAAAGCATCTGGGATTCTGAACGTATACCTAACCACTAATGGTTCTCTGCTTATTAAAAGCCGTAGACAAAAAATGTTGGATAGCGGAATAACCAAAATCTTTATTTCAATAGATGCGGCAACATCTGAAACATATTCCAAGCAACGACTTAACGGTAGATTTAATTCGATAGTCAAAAATGTTATTGAATTAATCAAAGACAGGAACGAACGTGGGCAACAGTTCCCATTGATTCGTGTTAGCTTTTTAGAAAACAAATTAAACTACCATGAAAAAGCAGATTTCAAGAACTTTTGGGAAGGGGTCGCTGATCTGATTGCTTTTCAGAAAATGAACGAAGTCCCAAACACTGAATCTGGTTTAATACTGAATCCAGATCACTTACCCGAAGATGGATGCCAGTTTCCTTTTAAGCAGTTAGTTGTAGACGCAGAAGGCGATATTCTGCCTTGCTGTTCCATGCATGGTAAAAGTATGCCGTTAGGCAATATACAGAATATGACATTGAAACAAGCATGGAATAGTCCACAGATGAAAGAACTACAAGACGCACACCAAACAGATCGTTGGAAACAAATAGATATTTGTCGAGAATGTATGGCTGGATAGGACTGTGACAGAAACTGTGACCACTGATGATTCGGTCATCAGCCGATTAATGAAAGCAGACCCCGATTGGTTCACTGATCTTACGGATGACCAAAAGTTTGAACTCATGTGGGATTGGTCGCTATGGGCTAGACCCAAACAGATAGCACCAGAAGGAGCATGGCGAGTCTGGCTAATACTAGCTGGTCGAGGTTTCGGTAAAACACGGTCCGGTGCTGAATGGGTACGGCAACAAGTTAAGTTAGGTAAAGCAAGACGAATAGCGTTGGTTGGTGCAACTGCCGCTGACTGTAGGGACACAATGATCGAAGGTGAATCTGGTCTGCTTCGCATATTCCCCGATGCTGAAAAGCCACGTTACATACCTTCTAATCGCCGAATCGTCTTCTCGAACGGCGCGATTGCTACAGCGTTCTCTGCTGATGAACCAGACCGACTCAGAGGACCAAACCATGACCTAGCATGGTGTGATGAGATAGCCGCATGGCGTTACCCCGATGCTTGGGACCAACTCATCTTCGGTTTACGTATTGGGAAAGACCCAAGAGTGGTAGCGACCACGACACCAAGACCAACCAAACTCATACGGTCACTTGTTGAACGTGACGATGTAGCAGTAACAAGAGGTAGCACCTTTGAGAACCGAGCTAATCTAGCCCAGACTTTCTTACAAGAAGTTCTCAGCCGTTACGAAGGCACTCGGTTAGGTCGCCAAGAATTATATGCAGAGATACTTGACGATGTAGAAGGTGCGTTATGGTCACGGCAAATGATTGAGGACTGTCGAGTCAATACTGTACCCGATCTCAAAAGAATTGTTGTTGGGGTAGACCCAGCGGTATCTAGCAACGAGTTCTCAGCAGAAACAGGCATAGTCTGTGTCGGTATCGACAGCGAAGGCATCGGATATGTTTTAGATGACAGATCAATTAAAGGGACACCAGTTGAATGGGCGAACGCCGCTATTGCTTTGTTTCATAGATCGCAAGCTGACCGTATCGTAGTGGAAGCCAATCAAGGCGGTGACATGGTGCGACACACGTTGCACACAGTCGAGTCTCAGGTTCCGGTTAAAGCTGTTCACGCAACGAGAGGTAAGAGAACCAGAGCGGAACCAGTTTCGGCTTTATACGAGCAGGGCAGGGTCAAGCATGTCGGTGCGTTCCCTACGTTAGAGGACCAGATGTGTTCATGGACAACAGATAGTGCTTCACCTGACCGTTTAGATGCCCTTGTTTGGGCGGTTACTGAACTGATGATAGGTAGCCAGCAAGCCCCGACAGTAATACCTTTTGGCACAACACAAGCATCACACTGGGATATCAAGTAACATAAGAATGGGTAAAAGTATGGTAGAAGACGCACGACCAACGGCAACTGATTATATGGAGATCGGCTCATCTGGGCTGGTTCAATATGCTGGGCAGGTTGAAGAAGATTTTTTGCGCCAGTTACAAGGCAGGCGAGGGTCTGCAATATATCGAGAGATGGCAGAAAATCATCCAGTTATTGGTGGCATTCTACAGTCGGTAGATATGTTGTTTCGGTCAGTGGATTGGACAGTAGAGCCAAGCGACAGCGATAATCAAGCCGCTATCGACCAAGCAGAGTTCGTATCAGATTGCTTAAACGATATGTCAGTGACATGGCAGGACACTGTGTCCAACATTCTTTCAATGCTTGTCTATGGTTTCTCATACCATGAAATCGTTTACAAGCGCCGTTCCGGTTACGCTGATGACGGTACGTCAAGCAAATTTAATGACGGCAAAATTGGGTGGCGTAAATTACCAGCGAGGGCGCAAGACACTGTATACCGTTGGAAGTTCGACAGCACTGGCGGCATCGAAGGTGCCATACAAAATAATCCGATTAGCGGAGACGGTGAAGTTTTCATCCCTATCGAAAAGGCTTTGCTTTTCAGAACCACAACCAGACTTAACAACCCGAAAGGTAAAAGCATTCTTCGTTCCGCTTATACGTCATGGTATTACCAGAAACGGATAACCACGATAGAAGCCATCGGCATTGAACGTGATCTGGCTGGTTTACCTGTGGCTTATGTTCCTCCTCAACTGCTTTCCGATAATGCTACATCTCAAGAGACAGCCGCATTGAATGAGATCAAACGCATCGTGCGTAACATACGGCGAGATGAGCAAGAAGGTCTTGTGTTCCCTCTTGCATACGACCCAGAGACAAAGCAGAAAGCCTACGACATCCAATTGCTGACTAGTGGGGGTCGTAGGCAGTTCGACACTAATGCAATCATTAACCGTTATGACCAGCGTATCGCCATGTCCGTTCTCGCAGATTTTATTCTGTTAGGGCATGAGAAGGTCGGCACACAATCGTTATCGGTTTCGAAAATAGAATTGTTCATGGACACAATCGAGGCGTGGCTCGCCAGCATCGGTGACGTTTTCAACCAGTTCGCCATACCTAGACTGATGAGACTTAACGGAGTCAGTGAAGAACTGTTCCCGAGACTTAACTGGTCTGCACCACGTGACCCAGACTTGGGTATGCTCGGTGATTATGTGAGCAAGCTAACAGCGACTGGTGCAATGATGACAGACGATAGCCTATCTGACTACTTACGAGACTTGGCAGGATTACCAGCAGAAGAATCAGAAGCAGTAGATTAATGACAGTTCGGGTTGTGTTGCGAGAGAAGCAACGAGGCGACAATCATCTACCACGATTCAGACCAACGAACAGTGACCAACTCGACAAGATAGAAAAAGAAATATACCGCACCGTTCTTGATGCCGTTAATGAAATACCAGAAACCATTTACCGTGAGATCATCTTTGGCAATCTTTCAGAACAAGAAGCCAACGCCAGAATCTTTCAGCAGTTAGCCCCGAACCTTGAACTAATCACCCTCGCAATTTTTAAGGCATACCTTGAGGGCGCTATTGACATGGCGCACCGTATTCGAGATTCAATCAACGATGAACTAAAAAGGCTACGGTCAGATCTGCGGCTCATCGGACCAGATGAAGTAAGCAAAGCCAAAGAACAAGCACTTTACACACCAGCAGGTTTCGGTATCGATAGCGCCACGATACGACCAGTTGATGTTTTCAATGCACAGCCAGACGATATGTCCGGCAAAGTCTATGCCCGACTGCGAGCAAATAACATACTTAGCTCGGTAACAGATGACGTCAATGCAAATATAGCTACCATAGTTGCTGAAGGTTTCGAAGCATCACAAACATTCAGCACTGGGCGAACGGTTACTGGTTTAACACCTCAACAAACGGCTCGGAGATTATTCGATGTGCTACAGCAGGCATCACCAGTCCCGATAACTGGAGCAGATTACGCTGAATACGTTGTGCCACATACGAATGGTTTATTCCCTCGATGGGCTAAGGCAGTAGACCGTAGCATGAACACCTACGCTGATAGACAGATGGAACGTGGGTTAGCACCACGTGAGGTAAAAGAACGCACCACACAGCATGGTAGACGCTATGGAGATAAACTACGGAGAAGCAGAGCACGCATGATAGCACGCACAGAAGTTGCGTTTGCTCAGAACCAAGCCATGATCGATATGATACTCGGCGCACAATCCGAAGGTGTCTTAACTCAACAAGCCCAGAAAGAATGGGTTACTGGTCCTTTTGATGTTTGTGATATATGCCAACCATTGAACGGAAAGAAAATACCAACCACCCAATCGTTCACTTGGCAAGGCGGGTCAGGTAATACGCCTCCTGCTCACCCGAACTGCCGTTGCATGATCGTACCAGTACCGTTCATGAGTACTGCACCCAATCGTATCGGTAGCGGAACGATAGACGACCCGAATAGGTATGTGTTCGAGTCTGGGTTCTCAGTTATCCCAGCCCCTGTGATTAGATAACCCATTCTCGGTCTGGGTTGGGGTCCCAAGGGCATTGATTTCTTGCGCCTTTAGGTCGATTGAACCGTACGCCCTCATCTCGGAAACTATCTCGAAGGGCTACCTTTGCTTCTGCCCCGAATGCGGCACTGACTAGTTGTAGATATATTTGGCAGAATTGCCAACCGTGTCCTTGATGCCACGGTTGGTCACCTACTCCGTTTTCGTTACGATCGACAACGTGGGCGAGTTCGTGAACGACTATGTATTTTTGTCTAGCCCATTTGCTTAATGCGATCTCTTTGCTGTTTGCGTATCCTCCGTAATTCGTTGGAATGATTCTTATGCCTTTGTCGAACTCGGTTCCCCTCACGAATGGTTTCCCATTGCTGTGTATGAGTCTTTGAGGTTTTGTCTTGTCGAGTGTGCCGAATCTAAGATGAGTCTGTCTGTATCTTCGGGCGAAGGTCTTTCTGTTGATTAGTTTCTGAACGTATATCCAGACTGCTTCGAGTTGCTCAAGGTTCTCATCGGCTCCGTATTTCGCCCAATCGACTTTGCGTTCGGCGGCGTAAAGCGTTCGTGCTTGTACGTCTGTTTTATGTGGTTGTGCCATTAGTTTCTTCCTTTCGTTGTTCCTCGTCTAGCTTTGACGAACTCGTCTGCTTCGACCACGATGCTGTCACCCAGATTGGGTACGCTGATCTTGACTGTGTTATCCGAGTAGCACTCGACTACCCATCCTTCGTAACGCTTTGTTCCTTTGCGCTTGTCGGGTTGAACGTGTACGTTGGTTCCGGCTTGAAGTATTCGTTGTCCTTCTCGGCGTATCTCTTTCACGATGCTCGGTCCGTTACCGTACCGATCTTGCCAATATTGAACTGGGTCGAACTTCGAGTCCGGTTCTGTCGTTCGCAATATTGCTCGTAACTGTTTCCAGCCATCGAGCGGTATGCGTTGTTCATGCCCGAACTGCTCAACCATTTGGTCGAAGGCTTGTTCGAAACTGCTTGCTTGGTTCATGGTTTCCTTTCGTTTAATTTGTTCCATAAGTCCATTCTATCAGGTTTATTTAGAAAAGTAAAATGGTGTTTACATGAGTTGGTCTGGATTTCTTCGTAACTTCTGACATAAACCAAAAAAACCGCTAATCTAAAAATGTCAATAGTCTCCCTAGTGGAGCAGTGTCCATAGTGACCAGACTTCGTGTCACGGTCACGCCTACACGGAGTTATGTAATATGCCTAAATATATTGTCACTGGTGGAGAAACAGGAGAAGCCTCAGTTGAGGTCGCTGGCAAAACGTATGAAGTCGGCGATGCTGTTGAACTTAAAGCAACAGACTGGCTAATCAAAGCCGGATATGTTCGACCAGTCAAAGTCACAAAGGGAGATAAGTAAATGCCAACATTCATTCACGGCAAAAATACTGCCGTATATATTGACGAGTTCGACTTAACAAGTTACTTCAATGACACAAGCATTGCTTTAGACAATGATGTTTCAGAAACAACAGCATTCGGTGATACGAACAAATCGTTCATACTTGGAACGAGAGGCGGAACATTGTCCATGTCAGGGATGTGGGCGGCAGACACCGATGGGTCCGATGAAGAATTACAAGCCTTACTTGGTAACGCAACCACACCGATAATCACAGTTCGAGAAGGAGCGGCGGCGATAGGTAGCAGAGCAGTAATCGCCCAAGCCAACGAAACAAGTTATGCGATAACAAATCCAATCGCAGACGTTGTTACCGTCAGTGCCGATTTTGAATGCACACCTAATCAGGTTTCGAACCTCACATTTGCTTTGGCAGGTGGGGTTCAACTAACCGCTGGAGCCAGTATTGCACATGGTTCTCTCGGCGCTTTAAGTTCTGTAGACAATGCGGCTTCATCAGCTAATGGTGGCGCAGGCACTCTACACGTTCCTACTAACACTGTTAATGGGAATACCACAATTAAGATTCAGCACTCTGCAGATAACAGCTCATGGGCTGACCTTATTTCATTTACCGTTGTCGGCTCAACAGCCGTGACTTCGGAAATTAAAGCAGTATCCGGCACAGTAAACCGTTACCTTCGGGCAACGGCGAGCACAGCCGGTTCATCAGGCTCCATAACATTTATGGTCGCCTTTGCAAGATTCTAGGAGGAATCAATGCCAACATTTGCACACGGAAAGTCCACCGACTTTGCGATAGATGATACCGGCGGTACAAGCCGAAACATATCAAATACGCTTACCGATGTTTCTTTCCCACAAACAATAGACACAGCCGAAACAACAGCGTTCGGTTCGAGTAACAAGTCCTACATCGTAGGGTTGAAAGACACCACCATTTCCGTTAGCGGACTTTGGGATGCAACAGTAGACGGTTACCTTTCAGGAACAGAGCCAGCAAGCCGATCATTTATTTTCGGTCCAGCAGGTTCAACCGGCGGCAACGTCAAATATACTGGCGAAGCCATACTGACCAACTACAATCAAGGTAATCCAGTCGGGGATGTGGTAACGTTTACAGCAGATTTCCAAGTGACCGGAGCGGTTACTCGAGGAACCTACTAACAATTAAATATAAGGAGAACACATGACCCGATTGGCTGACCAAATCAGGCAAGCAGATGACCGTATTTCAAACATCATTGATGTAGAAGAATGGGATGTAAAAATAGGCATCCGTTCAATGACGGCTAAACAACGAGCCGATATGCAACAAAATTGGATGGAAGAAGGCGAACAGTCTGCAATTAATCTTTACCAAACGGTTCTACTGCACTGTTGCTTCGACCCAGATACAGGGGAGCAAGTCTTCTCAGAAGATGACATGGAATGGTTACTTGAAGAAAAAGCGGCACAAGTCGTTGATCAAGTAGCCCAAGAATGTTTGAAAGTTTCTGGACTAGCAGGTAACAGCGTAGATGAAGCGGGAAAAGATTTCTCGGATTTGGAGACGGAAACCCAGAATTAAGGTTTTACTTCCATCTGGCTAGAGAACTCGGGATGCCAGTCGGGGAAATGCTTGACAGAATGTCTAGTGCTGAACTAACAGAATGGCGAGCATTGTACCAAATCGAAGCAGACGAACGAAACCGAGCGGCTGAAATGGCTAAACAAAAAAATAGATCAAGGGGGCGTTAATGGCGGCAATGACCACAGTGGTTAAGGCTCTAATCAAAGCCGATGCGTCACAGATGAAAACCCAATTGCAGGGTGCATCTCGAAGCCTTGACGATTTCAGCAAATCAGCCAAAGAAACTGGGCGCAAACTTACACGAAGATTGACGCTACCGTTAATCGGTGCTGGTGCGACAGCTATCAAAGCGGCATCAGATTTCGAAGCCAGCATGACCAAGATTGAGTCGCTGGTAGGGTTATCTTCAGAAGCCGTACAAGGATTCACCGAAGACGTTCGCAGACTTTCAGGTGAAACAGCGCAAGCACCTAAAGACCTAGCCGATGCCATGTTCTTTATTACTTCTGCTGGTTTACGAGGCGCAGACGCTGTGGAAACTTTAGAGGCGGCGGCTAAAGCGGCGGCAGTAGGACTCGGTGAAACAGCCGTTATCGCTGATCTAGCAACGTCAGCCTTGAACGCTTACGGTGCAGAGAACCTTTCCGCTACGCAAGCAACTGATGTTATGGTTGCCGCTGTTCGTGAAGGTAAATTAAACGCAGACGAACTCGCTGTATCTATGGGTCGAGTCTTGCCTTTGGCTTCTGCGATGGGTGTCAATTTTAATGAAGTCGGTGCGGCTTTTGCGGCGCTATCAAGAACTGGTACGAATGCGTCAGAGGCGGCTACACAGGTTCGTGGTATTCTTTCTTCACTTCTTCGACCAACGAAACAAGCCAGAGATGCTTTGGCTGGTATGGGATTATCAGCAGAAGGTTTACGAGAAGAATTACGCCAAAAAGGTTTACTCGCCACGCTGAAAACATTATCCAAAGAATTTGCTGGCAACGAAGCGGCGGCGGCAAGCGTATTCGGAAACATTCGAGCCTTGTCCGGTGTTCTCGACTTAATGGGAGCGAACGTAGCCACAACAGAACAGATATTCGCCAACATGACTGACACCACTGGCACATTAGATAAAGCGTTCCAAGCCACATCAGAAACAGCGGCGTTCAAATTGTCACAGGCTATGGCTAACCTTAAGGGTGCGTTCATAGATATTGGTAATGTTCTTATTCCGATAGTTGTGCCAATACTTGAGAACTTGGCTGGCATTATTAAAACGTTGGCTGACGGCTTCGGTAAACTACCAAGTCCGATCCAGAAGACCGCAGTTGCTATGGGAATGATGGCGGCGGCGGCAGGACCAGCCACTTATGCTGTTGGCTTACTCACAGGAAAAGGCGCACGAGGAGGATTAGGTGGGCTACTCAAGATTGTAAAAGCACATCCGAAAGCGATGGTAGCGATGGGCGTTGCGATTGGTGCTACTGCTTTAATTATGCGTGGCTTCCGTAAACGAGCACAAGAAGCCAGAGACCGAATGGAAATTTTACGCCAAGAAATCATTGACTCTGGTGACCCAACAGCGACACTCACAGCAAGAGTTAAAGAATTAGCCACACGATTGGCGGAACTCAAAGGCACAGCAGAAGAAGCAGACCCAAGCATCGGTAATTTCGTTGGTTCCCAAACTATGCTTTCTGAACTTATTAAGCGTGATGTTGTTCCGCAGTTTCAGCAGTTAGATATCGAAATGAGTTCCCTCCTTCCATTAATTGAAGGCGGAACAGATAAATTTCACGAGTTAGGAGATGAAACAAAACATTTAGTTCGAGAAGAAGATGCCTTCGTTAGGAAACTACGGGAAGCGGATGATGCCATCGCCGGAGTGACAAACAAACTTGCTGAACAAATAGAAGAAGGCAAACTCACAACTAAACAAGCCCGTCAAATAATGATCGCCATAGACGAAACCGCAGATGCTTTTGATGATTACCGCAAAGCCCTCGAAGCAGAAGCCAAAGCATATCTTACAAGCAACGAAGGCATCATTGCGATAACAAGATCACTTGGTTTAATGGGAGCCAACCTTCTCGATGCCGCTGGCGATTCTATGACGTATGTTCAAGCCCAAGAAGAAATAGAAAAGGCGTTACAAGTCACAGATACCGCTATTAATGGCAACATTGGTGGCTTTCTCGGTTACAACGATGTCGTGAAAGAAGCAGTCCCAGTAACTGAAGAAGTCACACAACGATTCAGAACATTCAAGGCAACAAGCAAACTAACCGCTGAAGAACTACAAGAAGTCCGT